TGCTGTCTCAGAAGCCGCTGCCGCAGTAGCACTAGCAGCCGCTGCTGTAGCAGAAGTTGCTGCATTAGTGGCTGAAGTAAAAGCGTTATTTGTCTGCGTATCTATGTATGTTTTGTTAGTAGCATCAGTACCCGCAGTTGGGGTAGCTACATTTATAATTCTTTTATTAATGGCATCGAAGACACCTGCATTATTCTGGCCAAGTTTAGTAGCAACTTCATCTTCAGTTTCTTGGGCTATAAAGAAATTTTGGTTAGCAGAGCGATCAAGATCAGCTTCTGTTAAAACAGAGCCATCTTGGAAATCAACTAATCTTGTATCAACAGGAGTGTTTCTTTCTATTTTTACAACTGCAGTATTTGCAGGCATTGAATTAGTTTGAATACGACTATTATTTATGAATGTAAACGATGTATCCTCTACATTATCAACATAAACTTTGATATGTGTTCTATCGATATAATTAAATGTTATATCGAATTGTTGGGTACTGCCATTAGCAGTATAAGTTACAAATGAATTTGCCATTTTATTTTAGTGGTAATAAATCCTCGAATGTTTCGTTCTTTACTGAGTTTTGTTGGTCATTGACATATGCGTCACCAAATATGATACCTGAATCGCTAACAAAACTTTTATCTTGTCTAAGTATATTCAAGGCAACCTTTCTAGCTTTTGAAATCTGTTGTTCTATTATTTTAATTTTTTGACTTTTATAAGTTAGGTCACCAGATTGATATTTACCTGCAGCCTCTTTGTAAGAGTCTGTACTTATAAAATCTTCTAATATTTTTCTAATACCCGTTTCTTCAACAAGCTCATTTAACCTGTCATAAGCAGATTTACCTTCTTTATTTCTATAATCATAAAGATTGATGTTTCCGTTTATTCCTACTTTCTTTGATGTTAAAGAAAATCCATGGTTTAGATTTACAAACTCTTGTATCAAAGGATCAGTTTGGACTACGGAGCGAGTTACGGGGTTAATTAAAGAGTCAACAGTTGATTGATTTTTATACCGTTTCTCACCTAAAGCATTGTAGCTTAGGTCTTGAGTATTACCGTAAATACCTGTCGCTTTCTTTAGAGTGGAAGAGATGTCGGTTGTCTCCAAAAGCAGTTGTTGATTGACTGCATTTCTTATGATGTTGGGGAAGAATGAAGCTATTTTACCTTGTGTCCACTTATTCCATTTACCATCTTCTGAGCTAACTAAAACTTCTGTAAAGTCTGTTAATGACTGTAAATATGATTTTGAGCCTAAATTACTTACTGTTTTAATAGCTGCTCTTTTACCAAATTCAGGCATATCTCCTGCTTCTAGGCCTGAGATAACAGATAATAAATTCATCTGAGCTAATGCCTCAGCATCTTCATCAGATAAATCCATAGCTATTTCTGCATAATCAGCGAGATTACCAACAATAGTAGCGAGGGGGTCAAATCTCTCATAACTATAATAAGTATCTCCAATCTTAATGGAATAAGGCCTCCATCCTACATCGAACTTTTGCTTATAAAGATTTCTCTCTTTTCGCTCATATCCACCAGTAATTTTTCCTGCATTAATATATGTTAAGACGGTTCCAATAAAAGCTACTCCAATGGCTTGCTTACCTACAGCACTTGCTACGACATTTGGATCAGAGCTTCTTAGTTGTTTAATAAAATAAGGTCTGACTGCACCAAAGACAGGAACTCTATCTAAGAATGCTGAAATAAGATTAACAGGAGTTCTTACAAAAGGAGCTATTTGTCTTAAAAGTGGTACTGCATTAATGGCTGCTTGAACAGCTCCACCTGCAGTTCTACTTTCTAATTTTTTAGTAAAAGTATTTTCTTGTGCATACTCTAGTGCATCTAAAAATTCATTTGCAGCTTCACCGTTTTCTCTGGTGATATCATCCATTCTATCAGCTACATATCTATCAAACTCTGAATATTTATTACCATTAGGTAAAGTTAGGGTAGGTTTAGTAGATAAGTTTTTGCCTAAAGCTTCAGTCACAATTTTAGAATAAGCATAAGCTCTAAAGTTTATTTGTTTAAAGAACTCATCTTCTGCAGCAAGAAATCTAGTGGGTGTCTCTACGACTTTTCCTACCATTGTTGTAGCTTTATCTACTTCGTAATCTAATTTTGTATTATTCTTATCAAGAATAGTATCTCCCTTTCTTAATGCTTGCCCCGCTCTAATCATGGAGTCTTTATAAAAATGCATTAAACCTGCTAAAGTCGAGAGGGCTTCTCTACGAACAGTAGGATTCATAGTTATTAAGCCACCTGCATATTGCTCAATAGGTCTTAGAGCCGCCATAATTAAGTTTGATGTCATGTTAATAACATGTGTTTTGGGGTTAGATAAAATGGCGTTAATAAACAGTTTATTGGAATATTTAACTAATTGAGGGGCTGAGAAAAATCGTAGTAATCTTGTTTGGGCCTGAGTGTTCTCAGGGTCAATAGATATTAGCTTTTTGCGAAGTATCTTTGCTCCAGAATTATTCTTAACTACCTTTCCTCTAATAACATCTTCAAGAAAATCATCTGTGACTGTAGGGATATCAGAAATATTGATTTGACCTGCAGATGTAATTCTTGCACCACTTTTACTGACACCTCTAAAATTATTATAAACTGTAGCTGCTACTTGAATTTGTTTTTCCACAATATCATCAGCAATCTTTGGATTACGAGCATCTAGAGAAGCTTGTTTCATAATACCTTTATAAAGCATTTTCATTGCAATCATGGCAGCATCACCTTTTTCCATATCTTTAGCTAGCTTGTAGGTGTAATTAATTGCATTAGGTACATCATCCAACATAGCATCTGCCTCTAGTAAAACTTGATCGTGTGATTTAACACCATCTAAGTTTTTGGTAGACTCAACGGTATCAATAAGAGTCTTTGCAAAAATAATAAGGTCATCATCATTTTCAATTCCCATTCTTCTTAAATTAATAGGAACATCTAAAGCTTCACTAATAGGCATCTCACCCATACGTGCTTTATTAATATTGTCTTTTAAAATTTGATTATAGCTATCTCGGTTAACCTTTTTCTTAACAGATTCAATTTCAGCATCTTTAACTTTGACACCTTTAATGCTTTTTGGTTTTTCTCCCTCTGGAAATTCTTCACCCTTATCTTTATTAGTAGTTGTTTCTACTTCATCAGTCGTTTTAGTAATACTATCTGAAATTTCTTCACTAGCCTGATTAGCAGCCTTTGTTGCTTCCTCTGGACTTTTCTTAAAAGCATTTCTCGTGGCTTTAACGCCTCTAGCTAAGGCAAAGATAGTTTCTGTGCCAAATCCAAATGCAACACCTTCCAACATATTTTTAAATTTACCTTCGTAAAAAGTGTCATCATCATCTGCAGCTAAATATGAAATATAACTATTTTCTAAACTTGGAAATTTATCGATTAAGAAATCTGTAAATCTTTCCTCATAGGCACTAAAAGCAGCAAAGTCTGCAATACCACCTTGAACAAAACTGCGACCTATATTTAAACCTTTTTTTCCTACCCAACCTAAGGATTTCAACGCTTTTCCACCAGTAATCCATCCAACTGCAAATTGTGTAATATTGCCAGTTATGGACTCAGTCATACTGTCGTAAACTTCGCTTTCTTCTTCTTCAGTACCTGCTTCAGCAATAGCCACTGGATCAACAGGCTCTTCTTTGCTTTCTCTTAGCTTTTCTAATTCTTGAGCATTTTTATAACCAATAAGTCCATTATCAGCATCATCACCAAAGACAACATTACCTACATTAGTTACATCAGCTACATCATCTGCAATTTGACTAACTGTATTAAAAGTTTCTTTGACACCTTCGACTAAACCCTTGGCAGGGCCTTGAACAGCATCTAGTAATATTCCATCACCACTTTCAACTGGCTTATCTTTATTAATATTCGCATTATCAATTTCTGTTGGGATGTATTGGTCAGAAGAACCTGCACCGTACTTAGCATCAAAGTCTGCTCTGGAGTCAGGGTTAGTGACTAATAAATTTATTTCTTCAGGTGTGGGGGTGTTGGTTATATACGATACCATTAATTATTACTCTCCGATGTTGGTGTCATGTTTAATTCTGTTTGCTTAGCTGCTTTAGCTTCTAAAAACCCTTTATAAAGAAAATCTTTTCTTTCACTCATTTGGTTATTAAAAAGTAAAACTTTTTGGTCATCAGATAATTTTTCATCAGCCATAATAGTTCTAGCAATAATGTAAGATGACTCTAAGAAAGCTAATCCTGTATTTTCTCTTAATATTGTTATTTCTGGTGTTTCAATTTCTCTATTTGTTGGAGCTAATTCAATATCAAATACACTTTTAAGTTGTTTATATGTAGGGTCGGTAAATAAAATAGAGTTAGATAAATCAAAGTTCTTAACTAATTTTTCAATAAGAGCAGTTCCTTCATCATAAGGAATTTTTCCATCTCTCATTCCCTTTTGAATATCTTGTTGAAGAAAACTTCTTCTAGGGTTGTTAATTACTTCTAATTCATAATCTCTAATTAACTCAGGATCAGGGATAACATTTTCATTTGTAAGGCTATCTATTAAGACATCACGACTAGCAATTAGTTGATTATAAGTTTCTGCAGGGAGTTGTACTTCATTCTCTAGTTCCCACTGCTTAATCCATTCTTCAGTATTTCTAAGAACATTAATGTCATTTCTAAACGCATCGTAATAATTTTCGTTAATTAATCGAGTTATTTTATTTCTAGTAGTAGTCTCTTCCCATTCCTCAAACTTACGATTTTGCCGGTTTTTTGTAAGAATATAATCTTCAGTAGATGCTTTTTGTTCAACTGCATAAGCTGTATTTCCTAATCGAGAGCCACTATTTTTATCAGTAACAATATTATCTAAGATGTCTAAATAATCACTGTTTTCAGTTTGTGAAGCATAAGCAACGATTGAGTCTATAATTGTTTTATTAGCATCATCAAAATCCATACCATCTGCAGTTAAATCATCTAATCGTTGTTGAATTAAAGAAGATGCATATAAAAATCTTTTTTCATAATTTGATAATCCTTCAGCATTGGGAAAAGTAGATAACTCTGCATCTAATTTATCATTAGTTATCTTTAGTGCATCTTGGATTTCATTAGTAGTTTCTTTAAATAATAATTCTTTTTGCATTCTCTCAATCTCTGCAATCTGTTTTGCACGATGTACTTGATTGAGCTCTGCATAAGTTGCATTTGCATCTGGAATAAATGCTTCAGCTAAAGTAGCAGGATTATAACTACCTAACTTTTTCTCTTGATAAAACTCTTGTGATTTAGATTGGAAGAACTTATCAAAGGCCATTGGATCATCATCACGATAAACATTGTTACTATTCCACTCATCAAAAATTCTTGCCTTAAATTCACGAGCATCTTGTTTGAGCTGAGATTTAGCTAATTGATTAATGTAGTAAGGTGATGCACCCTGGGGGATAACTTTATCTTTTATAAGTTGTTTGAATCCATCTTTGTTTTGTTTAATTTTTTCAAAATCTGCGATGGCCTGAGCTTCATCAGTAATCTTTGTTCTTTCTTCTTTGACTAAATTATATTTATTTAAAGAGGTACTAAATCCACTGAGTGAATTAATTAAATCTTGTACTGCAGGATTTTGTGGTCTTTCTCTAGCAGGAATAAAATTATCTACTACACGAGATGTTACACTAGGTAGTTCAGGGGGAGCGAGTTGAGGTAAGTTAATTTTTGCCATTAAAGTTTGCCAAGTATTTGTTGATTTTGTTTAGCAATTTGTTCTTCTAATTGCTTTGATTGTTGTGAGGATTGATAATCTAAATAGTTTTGACCAAATGCAAAAGCAGCAGAGGCAAAGGTTGTAACGTAATCAACCTTCGGTACGTAGACTTGTCTTGCTTGTTGGTTTAAAGCAATAGACTCAAAATTAGCCCTAGATTGGGCAGTTTCTGCTTCTAAATTATTTAATATTGAACTGTTATAAGAACCTTCTTGTCTAAGGTAATCATTGACTAATCTATCTATTGCACCACCACCTATATTTTCAGCAGCAGTTCTGACAGTGGCTCGAGCTTTACGACCTGCAATAGCATTAGAATAAAGCTTTGCTTGCTCTCTTCTTCTTACTTGTCGTATTCTTAATTTTTCAGACCTATCCGCATTTAACCTAGCTAAAAAGGCATTGCGGTTATTTTCCTTAGCAACCCTATTAGCCTCTTGTTGTTGTTTGATTGAATTAACAAGAGAGAAAGCTTGCCCTAAACCTTGAAGGGTTAAGCTGCTAAAGAGACCAGTTGATGCTGTTGCAGTAGTAGCTGCCAAAGCTCCTGCTTGGCCTGCTGCTAATGCTGCACCTGCTCCTGCCGCTCCTGCTGAAGCACCTAATAAAGGTGCAATTAATGGAACACACATGTTCTTACAAATGTATAAAAGGGTTTATTTTGATATCCTAAGTTTTGTTTATTAATAAAAGTAAAGCCACACCATTTTAACCATTTGATATGAACATCATTACGAGCATCACAAACATTATGTAATAGTGGGTATTGTTGATTTAAGTAATCTATAAGTTTTTTATTTTCTCTTAAAAATTTTCTACTGATTTCTGAAAGACGATCCGAAGCTAACATCCAGATAGTTGCGGGTTGATTTATTTCACCACAGATACCAAAGATTGCTATGACACTTTTATCATCAGCAATAGAAATGCAGATATTAGAATTTAAATATCCTATTAATAAAGCCTGTAGGCCATCTATGTTTCCATAAGCTTGACATTCTTGTAAGTCGGCTTTTCTTAAATTCTTTCCTAACTCTTCACAATCTTTTAATGAGGTTATCCTCATATAAGGCTTATGTGTTTTGTGATGACTGTTGGTTGTAGAAACCTTGCCATTCTGCATTAATGAATGCACTGGGTAAGTATTCGTCATTTGTTAATTTTACGACTAGACCTTCATTTCTTGATAAAATCGGAAACGTGTAATCTCCATCTTCTAGGTTGATACCATTGACTGTACCTTCACCAACTAATGCACCTGTAAAGGTTTCAATAGATGTACTTCTATTTTTAGGAGTTATTTGCACCTTAAAATGGCCAGTATTATCATAGGTAACAGTCCATTTTCTTATTTGAAGTCGACCTTCTTTTATGGCTGTTTGGCTTTGTGATTGTCCGTATTGGATATACTGCTGTGAGAACTGATACTCGAAAGTATATTTCTCACCAATGAAAAATTTCGTTGCAGTTTGGTCACCTGATACAACAAGAGTATTACTCCCAGTAGAGACAACAGGTATAATTTGACCTGCAATAGTTGAATTAGCATTTACGTTCCTTGTGACTACCTGCATTGTATCATCAATGGCATACGGTAGTGTAATTGTAGTTTTATTTGTTGTTGAATTATATGAAGTAGATAAGCCTGTACTAGACTCATTAAGCTTCATATCGAGATGTGTTAAATAAGTAGAGTCAGTATCTACAACTGCAGGGGCAGTTTGAATTTTTACTAAATGAACTCCATCAGTTCTTTCTATTAAAAGATATAAATCAGTATCTATAAAATCTACATTTAATATTTTTGTATCTGTTGAATTACCATATGTCCATTTATGCCAAGCTGATTGTAACCTTTGGTTATTTGCAAGATACCATTGATAGACATAAACAGTATTTGGGTCATCATCACTTAATACACAAATAATATTTTCATTAGTAGAAACTGCCATTTTAAAAACATTAGCAGGAATATACTTGGGTACAGCAGATGTTATATCATCAGCATCATTTTGATCCGAGTCTGGTATAATGAAAAACTCACGAACACCTGAGAATTGTCCTTTGTTAAATAGAAAGTAAATATTTTTACCTGCTGAAATAGGCTTACAGTCTTTTGAATTTTCAAAATCTGTAGTTGTTGCTACATCAACATTACTAGCTGTAAGAGTAGTTGAGCCTCTTAATAAAAATTGTGATTGGTCACTGAATAATAATAAATCTTCATTAAAGGGAATTGCATGTCTGAGAATAGAAACTTTTGTATGTGATACTGCAACGTCAATAGGGTCAGAGTCTAAAATAGTTGTTACTGTCTCAGGATAGAATTTAAAAAACTCACCCGCTCTCGACATAATAACATTTTCATCTGATAGAAAACCTAATCGGTTACGATGGAAATAAATGTCAGCAATTTTGCTATCAACAAAAGAAGGATTAGGAGAGGATAATTCATCCCCTACTACTCGGCCTCCCCAATTAGGAACACTATAATCAGTGCCAGAAATGGTATAAGTAGAGCCATTACAAGGCGTAAAACGAAAGTTACCGTCAGCTTGTCTTATTAAAACATGAGGCATGGTAGAAACATCAAGGCTATCTTTGGTGCCTCCTACTACAGTTTCTTCGTACACACCCCCATCTGTAGAACTATCAGTTTTGTATTTCACATAATAATTATCAAATGCGTTTGCAGGGTCTCCAGTTATCTCAACCTGAAAACCATCAGTGGCTCTTTTAGGTAAGTTACCAAAACTATCTGTTGATCCTTTAATAACCTGACTAGCTTGGTTACCATAACCATCTGTTGCAGAAATAGTAAAATCAGTAGCTTTGCTGATATGTATATCACTTCCAAGTTTAGTAACTGTAAAACCTGATAAAGAATTTATCTGATTAAAAATTTGGTCAATAATATAAGTTGATTGATATTCAGAAGCAGTAGTAGTTGACGTGTAGTTATAATCTGTACCATCTATATTTAAAGTATATTTAGTTTGGTCTACACCTTGAGTAATAGAATAGATTGCCTCAAAAGGTTTTGCTGCTGTTACAGTACTGTCCATAGCAACTGTTTGTGATGTGTTAACTAAAAAGGTGAAGTCTGCAATAGTTACAGCACGAAAATTATTTTTAGGATTAGCTATGTTTAAATAGGAAGTGCCACTTGGAGTGTTAACTGTGTAGCTTGTTCCATCAATACCAAAAACTTCAATGTTATTTTGTGAGATAATAAGAATATATCTTTCGTTAGTGTCACGATTTATAGAATGAATAAATGCATTTGAATATGCAGAGTTAGAAACTTTTTTAATAAATTCTGTAGGTGGTCTTTTTTTCAATCCCTCTACTACAGAACTAAAACCATTAATCTGGCTTTCTCCTTGTGAGCCTAGTCGTAGTGTTTCTGCTTGTTGCGAAACTCCATTGACTAAATTGGGAATGGAATGATTGATTAAAGGCATTAGGAAATTTTATGGCCACGACTTATGATATTAAAAGTGTCGTAAGAATTAAAAATATTAGTGTCAGCAGTATCTGCTTCTTCTTGTTTTAATATTGTTAGAGCATTAAATTCATCAACTTGGCCAAACTTGTGAAGTGTGGTTGCTCCTAGTGTTCTATCTTGGAATATTCTTGCGGCTCTAATAGTTATGTAGCGTCTACCGTTTTCTGGTAATTCATCAAAAGGTAAATAAAGGATCACTTTAGCATCTAAGGCTTCATCAAAAACAAAGGTATTTCCTTGTTTATTAAACAAAAAGCTACCTCTTTTAATAACGTCATATTTACTTAGTGCGTATTGATTAATGTCTAAATCTACTCGCATAATGTTATCAGCAAGGGGTATCTTGCTGTCAGTATCTAGACTTAATGTATATTTATAAAAAGAGTTAAAATGCCAACCTGCAGCTTGCACCTCTCTACTAATCTCATTAATAGCATTATTAGCGAGAGTCGCATCTATAGGTAGCGTTCCTGTTAAACTATTAACGGGTGACTCACCAATTGTGTGAAGTAATGTATTTACAGCTTCGAGCTGTGTTGTTCCTGAAAGTGCCATGGTTTACAAGATATTTGATAATGTTTGATATTTAGTTCTTTTAAGAAATCAATCGTTTCTAAAACTTTATAATTACACTGTTCATAAGTATCGTAATATTCTTGAACGATTGAACATTGTGGAAGATTGCTTTCATCTACCACGCAGATAAAACCAATAAGAATTAAAATTGATTTCATAAGAAAAGTGCAGAGGGGAATTTAATCCCCTCCACTTTTAGTTATTAGGCAGTTTGAATTTCAACTGCTGCTTCTGGTCTTAGGATACCATGTCCTAATGCCATTTTAGCAACCATTAAAGTTCCCTGTCTACGAATGTCATACTCAGACTCCATAGCTAAGTCCATTAACTTAACTGTACCAATAGCAGACTTGTGGAATACCACTGCTGCTGTATTTGAGAAGTCACCATTGTATGTATTGTTCTCTCCAGTAGATGAAGCACCTGACTGGTCTGTAAAGGCAGCAACTGCTGTGTTTGATTTCACAATGTTGACACCTGCTACTTTAAGAACTTTACCATCAGCATATACACCATTTGTTCCGCCAAAGTCTCTATTTAAGATTTTGTCGTTTTCTACGATGTTGTAATAAGTTGATGGAGGTACGATACAAAATCTGTCATCCTCTGGTACATCTTTTTCATCCAGTGTTTGAACTGCATCAAAGATAGATGTAATGAGAGAAGCAGCATTTGTTTTTGCATCTGCATCAGTAATAACTGCACCACCATTCTCACCATTAACAGTCGCAGAAGCTTGAGCTGCTAAGATTGCTAATTGTAATACGTGTTGATCCACTGTTCTTGCTAATGCATTACCCATTTCTGTTGAGTAAATGCTTCGTACATCATAGTGATTTTTAGCTTCATCTATCTGAGCGATAAATGAATCTGATATTAAGAGGTCATCAATTGTGATTACTCTTTCGTTTTTCTTGATGACTGAGCCTGTAATCTCATTACCTGCAGTGTGATATGCGGCTGTGGTTTTTCCAATAGCAGGAAATTGTGCTGATTTACCTTGGCTAATTGTTCTAACCATAGTCATATCAAGCATTTGGTTCCTTCTTTGGAATGCAGCTAACACTTCACCACTGAAAACTTTGAGAAACAGAGCATTATCGTCACCACTGTTATCTGCTTTACCTAAAAAGCTGACTGTTGCGTTTGACATAATATTTTTCCTTTATGTTTTAGTTGTTGTTGTTGAACTACACCTACTTCAATCACACAGAAGTTGTCTCCCGCAGGAGGCTAAAGTTAATCTTTTGGGTGTACACCTCTCTAATGAGAGACGGTGTTATGAAGGTAATTTAGTTCCTAGTTTCCAAGAGCGTAATGCCCAGTAAACAGGAGATAAATTTTTTTGACCCTCTACTTTTTCAAGTGTTGCACCATGTCGTGCCATGAATGATTTTCTATTTTTAGGATTGTTCCTTTTAATCTTCATGTTAGGGTCACCGAAAGAAACCTTCTTAATATTATTTGTAGATTTATCCTTAACATAAACCATGTATTTTTTGTTTTTGTTAGGATTAGATAATATTTTATTTAAAGGTTTCTCGGTAGACATGATTATTTTTTCTTTTTATCTTTCCAGTTATTCTGCATATCTTTGTACGCACTTTTAGATATTGTAGAATTTTTCTTACTTCTACTTATTCCTAATTTTTTTCTTCTATTAATATTTGCGACTAATGACATTATTTCTTTGGCTTTGGTTTTCTTTTAGTTCCGTATCCCATAGCTACTCCTTTTTTAATTTACCTGCTACTTTCTCCGCACTTCTTCCAACTGTATAACCACCGACTCCGATAGTTAATAAAGTCCAAAGAGCATCTGGGAGATCTAAGATTATTCCCCATTCAAAAAATGCATTTGCATAAGGAACGAGTAAGTAGTTGTTAGCTACAATCATAACTACAACCATCATTAATAATGGTCTCCAGTTACGAGCTAACCAACTTTCACTTTTAGCTTCTGCTAAAATTATATTGGCAGCAGTAGATAATTCTTTCATCTCCCCTGCCATAACTTGTTGTTGGATATTAGATTTTATTTTTTCTCGCTCTTCTTTACTATCAATGGCTTTATCTACAGTTTTAAATAAAGCACCAATAATAGGAGAAGCAGCACCTAATAATTGAATCATTACATTACGTTAGAACGTTTAATCTTCTCTTCGACTGATTGTCTATAAGCGGTATCTTTTTGATACTTAGGATCATTGATTGCCCTTACGACTTCTGCAGTTGAACGATACACATCATTATCAACCTTTGCAGTTTGACCTTGTAGTAAGTCTGGTTGTGTACCAAATTGAGCATCATATTGAGCTTTTAAGCCTTTAATTGCAAACGTTGCAGCTTCTAGTGAGCCTTTTTCTACAATTTCATTAAAGTTAGATACTTCTGCTTCAGACATATTATTACCTGCCCACTGTACGATTTCAGAATATTTCTGTTCGCCACCTGCAGCTTGTTGAATACTTTTTACATGATTATCTGATATCGCCATTTGACCTGCTATATAGCTATCGACTAAATCTTTTGATAATCCCTTTTCAGCTAATTTTGCATAACTCTCTTCACCAATACTTCCTTGAGAAGCAAATTCTTCATAGAAAGGGTTTAAGTCTAATCCCGTTGCTTGTTCAATTTGTTCTTGATTAGGGGCTTGCTCTGTTTGCTGTTGTTGATTGCCTGATGAAAATTGTTTTTCTAATTCACCATAGGCTTTTGCTAAATCTTCTCCTGATTGAAATTTTTCAGGAAGCCAACTTGGTCTCTCTTGTGATTGAGAACTGACAGTTGTACTTTCAGATGTTGTGGCTGCACCTGCAGTAGGTTCTAAGCCATCTTTAATTGTTACGGTATCTACCATTATTGATTTTCTCCTTGAGATTGTGCGACCCCATCCACTACTTGTTGGATTTGGTCAGGATTAATATTTTGAGTTGCTTGTAAAAGTTGTTGTTGCTGCATCTGTTGTTGTATTTCTTCCTGAGTCTTAATAAGACCTTCAGGATCTATACCTTCCGAGGTAGCTAATCTTTTAATAGCATCAGAAACATTGACATACTGTTGTATAACTTCGGGGCCTAATGTTCCTGCTAGTGTTGTTAAGAATGAAATAAGTTTATTCTTATCGTTACCTCGACCTAATGCTTCTAAGCCTGTAATGATAGAAGGCTTAATTGTGTTTTTAGGAAGTTGAGGTAGTTTTCCTGCTTTCTCCATCATTCTCATTTTGCGAGTAATGAAGGGAAGTTGAAACTCTTGAGAAAGAATAGAATAAACACCACCTAAGGTATCTTCTAATTCTTGAGCCATATAACGAATTTCTTCTGCTGTAACTCTTTCAGCATCTCGTTGTACTGAGGCATTTAATAAGAACGCTAATTGTAAGCGTTGCTCAATTCTTGCCATGGTGTCATAGGCTATTCTAAAATCGGCAAATTTATTTAGTTGTAGGACAGACACATCGTTAGATGAGCCTTCAATAATGGCTCCATTTGGGCTTTCTGCGAGCTTTCTAGCTCTTGTAGTACCTGAGGGAGATACCATAAATAAAACTTTAGATGCAGCAGCACTGCCTTCAACAATCGCTTTGGTTAAACCTTCAAGTGATTTTAAGTCTCCAAAATATTCCTCAACAAAACCACGCCCATAATCTTCATTATCTATTCTATTCCAACGAAGAGGTATATAAGGAGATGCATCTAACGGGAAAGACCCACGAGACTTAGGAACTTCTAATCCCTTTATCTCTTGATAAATAACAAACTTGTTTTTCTCTTTATATATATGAGTGTATAAATCGCAGTTTTTTTCATCTGCAGATAATCTATCACCAATTAATTTTTTAATATCTTCAGGAAGAGTATTATAAGACAAACTTTCTTTAGTAACGATTTCTTTAACATTACCCATAGGATCACGTTTGCAAGTAAACCTATCTAAACTAAAAACTCGTAAACCATTTTCACTAACATAAAGCAGTACATTACCTGCAACTATTAAATGCTTAAGGGCCTCAAAGATTGCTACTCTATCTGCATTCAATTCAATGTCAGTCATGATAGCTTTTTCAATTTGTGATAAAGAAGCCTCAATATCTGTTTTTAAATTTTGGTCACCCTCTAATTCTTTAATAACAAAATCATCTATCTTCATTCTAAAGAAGGGAGAGTTAGGTGGAACTAAAGCTAATAATAATTTAGAGGCTAAGTTGTTTACCCCTCTTGCTCCAATCCCTTGATAGGGAGTTGGATATCGAGTTACATTACTGGCAGACTTGGGAGGTATTAACGTAGGAAGAGTTAATTCAGAGGAATCCCTTGCCCTCTCTAGAAATACTTCTCGGTCTAACATACATGATTGATACCGCCCTTGAGCTGTACCAATACTTTGGTCATACATTTATTTTTATTGCGGCAATTGAACCCCTGACCCCGAACCTTTTAAAAGAGGAATACGTAGTACTTTTCTACCTCTTCTACTGGTTTCCACACTATCACCATCGGATCTACTTCTACCTGATGCTTCTGCAGGCGTTGGAGACGCTTGCGTATTCATCTGACGAGGAGGTACACTTGGTGTAGGTGGTTGGGGAGAGCTGCCGCCTCCGCCAAAACACATTTTATATTATTGTTTCTTCTTGTTGATTTAGTTTTTCAATTAAGAAATTAATAACGCTTCTCTGTCCTGATTTGTACCAGACTTCTTTATCTGACCATTGTAAATCCGCAGATTTATCAGGGAAAAGTACATCTAAATATTGAACTAAATCACCTGACACATCAGGGAATTTATCCAAATTTAGGTTATTGCTTTCTTTAGAGTGGTTGGAATTGGCTTTTTTAATCATCTGCCACTATTTCACCTGCAATACTCATGTAACCACAAGCATCCACGTAATCATCTTTATTAATATTACCTGTTTTTGTTCTAGCAATTTTTAATAAAGCCATCATTACCGCTACATCATGAGCAGTAATTTCTATATTTTTATAAGCCGACCAAAGATTGGCAATGTTTACATGGTTTTGTATTTTATGACCATGGGTCATCTCTCTATCTTCACTAACAATGATAGATGCAGTATTTAAAAATTCTGCTGATTTCATCTTGAATACCCCCATTCAAATAATTTTGGTTGAGCTGTGCCAACATCGTATTCACCATCTCTGAGGATACGAGCTAGTCTAGCTTGTGTTTGGATTTCTTGATCGCTAAAGTCATGCTTTTTAAATTCACTAACAACAGCATCCCACATTAATTCAAAGTTTCCTTTGAGTGGGCTCAAGATTTTTTCTGCAGTTTTCTCACCTAT